AATCTCTTGATTAATTTCTCGTCTCCGCCAGGGCTTTCGAGGTACCCTTTAAAGCCTTGAATCTTATGGATATTTACGTTGGCCTCATAGATCATCTCAGCGGCGCTGTCTGTAGCGGTATTAAAGTTTGTGATGCTCTCATATAGCCGATCTAATACCGACATGCTAAAGTAATTGTTGTTCCTAAACGCTTCGTAGGGAAGCTCTACGCCCTCTAAACGTATCAATCGAGAGTGGTGTATCCGAGTGCTTGAGTCCGAAAACCGGTAATACTCGGGCATCCCGTACCTCGGATCTAACGGATCCATGACGGGAATAACCCCGGCAGTAGTAACCCGAGTCCGATCTAAAACTTTGATGTGCTTAAACTGCCCTGGCCTAACCGTAGTTATGTCTAGTGGTTGGTCTGGGAGCAGCCCGTCGTCAACAGCGAGCACGATAAAGCCCGTACCCATGAGCCTCGCCCACTTGTGACATTGATTATAAGCTTTCTGCAAGCCCAATCGTTGCTCTTCAGCTTCTAAAATCTTCTTAGTATCATGGTCAACAGAGGTAAAATCCCTCCACTCCCTGGTCATATCATTAGGTATGATGTCCACGAGCTTCCCAGAAGCCCAGTCCGTTTGATACATAGCTAAGAGCTCGGGATCTACTGAACCAATGGACAAAGATCTAGTATTCACAAACTTACTGTGCGAGCGCTTACCCGTCGCGCCGCCTAAGTTTGACACTACATTAAGCAGCCCGTCCATAACTGTAGGTTTTTCAACCGTTACTTTAGCCGTCATCTATAAAATCCCGCCCCTTAATCCGTAACTACTATCATGACTTGCGATAACTGATGATCTGAAAGAGGAACCCCTAAGCTGTCTACTTGTGACTCCGTCAAAACTACCCCTTGAAGGTTTGCTCTAGTTAGATCAGCATTAGTTAACTCCGCGCCCGAAAAATCCACACCAAACAAGTTACACTGGCTAAAGTTCGCCTCGATCAAATTAGAATTTGAGAAGTCCGAACTTGTACAGTTCCCTCGGAAAAAGTCGCAGTGACTAAAATCCGCAGTTGTTAGAACGGCGCCTACTAGATTTTCATACGACAACCGGGCACTCAAGAGAACCACACCATCAAAGACAGCCGACTCAACGCACTCTTTCATAGTTTCGACGTCTTTCTCATATATCAAACTACCATCATTTTTATTAACTATACGTTGCATATCAAAATACCAGTAACTTAGTGTTTGAACCGACTCGAATGTTTCCGTTTTTACTCACATCGATGACCCCGCCGTATATGAAGTCGCCCGGATTCAGAACTATATCCAGGTTACACGAATTATTATTAAGTCCTGTACCGCCTTCAGACCTTGCACCTCTGGCGCTAGTGTTCTCTAAACCATTAATAAATATAGTTGGCTCTATGCCTGCGTTTGCGCCTGTCTCGTCTTTAAACGTCCCGACCAGAATTACCCTAGACACTCTAGGTCTAAATCCTGTGTACACAATAACGCCGCTGTCTTTTATGGCGTAAAGCTCTGAATCTAAATTGATAGAGTACGCGCCACCTTGACTCATTGATCCAGGTTGACCTGCGCCGCCTGTCGTAACGAAGATATCGCCGTTTACTTTACATTCACCGAAAGGTCTCGTACTCGCGATCTCATCAACATTAGAGATAATAAGCCCTTTGGTGTTACCGAGCAAACTACCTTCGCGCCACTCAGAACTTACATTATCAGCAGTGACGAAGTTCTTTAAAATTCTGAAGTTGTCCGCATCAATAACTTGGTCCACATAGTGCGAACTATTGTAGTCATTGCCTCCGGTGAAAACCAACTGGTCGTTAACTGACCGACCGTGACCTATAGACTGTACATTAGTCTGGCCACCTCCTGGGTTACTGAATGACTGAATAGCCCCCGTAGTCCCTACTCTGAACGGATCACCGCCTGCTATGGCAACGGAGCCATCTACGAAACGACACTCGTCACCCTGGATTGGGCTAATATAAAGCCCTGTCTCACCGGTGGACGCATTGAAGTTACAACTACTTGTTAACGAGCAAGAGACTTTTAACGTGGTATCGTAGACGATGTAATTGAGGTGCAAGCTGCCTGCTATCGGGGTCTGGTTAAATGTCTCCACGGTCTTACATATCAAGTTACAATCTTGGGTCTTACCGTGCGCGAACGAATTATAAATACGTGTACCATCCATCACGACTTTACATTTTGTAATATCAACACCCGTGCTAAAGTTTGAAAATAGCGCTTCACCGATAAATACTTGTGAATCCAACGGATTCACGTCTTTGCCTGTGAGGTCAAAAGCGTTGTTAGTGTCCACACCAAAGAGGTTACCGTTGTATATCTCTAGTCTGTTGAAATCCACGCCGCGTATAAATCCACCTGTGCCAGTATAGGTAACTTCACCACTCGGTGAAGCAAACGATATTCGCACGTAACCATCAACAGGGATCAGCCAAGCCGCAGAATCCGAGAATGCAGGCGCAGAGATCCAATAGTGTTTACCGTCTTCCATGGTGCGAACGCCTGCGACATCGGGCGCTATATCATCACCAGACTCTACTATCACTAGATCGGTGATGTCGAAGCCTCCGCCACCTCCCCCAGCGCCGCAGCAGCCTATTACACAATCACTAACTATACCCATTTAAACGTTTCTCCATTGTCCAATTGATAACGTCGCAGAGGGTGAGGGGTTCAGCGTAGACAAGTCTCCCAACAGCTCTAGGGTATATAACCCTCCAGAGTCATTAGACCCGTTATTCCGTGCTAACTGTATCCACAATATAGATCCTGTGGCTGGCCTCAGCTGACTTTTAAAGTTTACGGGTGAAAATATTCTTGCATTATCCACCACTTCGGTAAATGTAGAGCCTTGCTGTACCGCATTAGCAACGATTCCGTCTTCTGCGTACATCAACCACGCGACGACTTCAGACTCTCCACCAGCGCCTTGACGACCTACACGCAAGGTTAACCCAAATTCTCGTTGGGCTTCACCCTTGTTACAAATAACCTTACCTGCATTAGGATCACCAACGGGCAGAACCGTGTAACTCCCATCGGACGTAGTACCCCCGTCACCATAAGTAACTACTATGGAGTTAGACAAACCGAGCCCTGTGGGTGACTGCTGAACTTCAGAGATAAAGCGCCCGTACTCAACATATTCGACGTTCCCAGAATATCCGCCAATCTGAGTGACCCCACCAGATCCGGAAGAGTTGCTTGAAGGTCCTGCCGTATCCCAATCGTCTGAATCCTCTGCGTACTGAACTCGGATATCAAGTCCGTAGGCGGTTTGATCCGGTACAATGTCGCTGTATTGCTGGTCTACGCCTAGCAGACCTTGAACATTAGGGTTCGAGATCCAGAAGTCATCCGCTTTGGCCACGGTGATAGGCACCGCTGTGGTGGTTTCAAAGATGAAATTTGATACACCTTGAGGTGTACCGGTGACCGCTGGAGCCACAATGAAAGTAAAAAAAGTACCGTTATCGGTTTTAGCCTGAATCGCCCACCGCACGTTGACCGCGTCTATGGTGTCACCTATATCAAGGGTCGCAAGCTCTGCCCCTCTGTCACCAGAATTGGAATCTGTCTTGTGAACTAGAAGGCGCTGAGGATCTTGGCCATCTTGTCGGATCTGTCCAGCTGATACGCTAGACACGTTATTTTGGACGCCGTAATCCCAATCGCCGTTAAACGTTGTCGGCACTGGGTCAGGCTCACGTACTATTGCAGCTAAGTCGAAGGATACCCCTGCAGTGATGAAGGTCGGTACTACACCGAACTGTAAAATACCGCTCTCTGTCGCGGTGACTGTCTGGATAAGATCAATTTGCCCAGCCCCCAAAGGGTCAAGAACTAAGTATATTGAATACTCATTTCCTGCAATTGCATCTAGTCTGTAACCGTTGAAAAACCCATCTTCTGGGAGCGTGTACCTATTACCAAAGATAACTTGCTTAGCTACATATTGCTGATCTGCATACGTCCCATCAAATACATAGAAAGGCTCTCCGCGAGGTTGGATAGCCGCACGTTCTGTAGTTGGCTTATTAGAGACACGAGTCCACCCAGCATCATAGACCTGAGTGTTAGCACCGACTTGTTTGTATGGGTAGTAAGCGGGATCCCAGCGCAAGACTCGACCGGGATCGCCTATGACTCCGCCGACTATGCACATATTAAATACTCCGAGCTAGTAGCTGAAGAGCTGTAGAACCTGTTGAGCTTGTGACATTTAAAGTCAGGTCTTCGGCTTTGCCGCACCGTATCTCTACCTCAAACCCTACAGTATAGGCTGCGGGGAGGCCGTCACACTTAGTATATACAACAAAGTCCTCACTATGATCTAGATAGCCTATTTCGATAGTTGCGCCGCCAAATTCTCCCGTCACTTTTACGATTTCGGAGCCTGAGAGCGAGTTATGTACCAAAGTTTTAACTCCGTCATCTGCGCCATTAACTTCTAGATATGCCATCTTCTAATCCTCAAATTATGATCAAGCTAGTGCCGAATCGCTCCACATATTGTCTAGTATGAGCAAATCTTCTACGGCGTCCATGGTAGGATCAATTTGATCATCGTGTTTGTGGGTCATTGTGGGCGTAAACTTCCTAAATTCGTCCTTATAGTCGTGTAAAAAGTCCGCATCTTGTGGCAGATGTATGTACCCAGAGCTGAAATATTTTATGACTCCCATAGCGCGTAAGACTTTATCGCGATGTCTCTGTATCGGGTCGATGGGTATATTATAGTCTCTTTGAATCGATTGTATAAGACTAGATCCACTAGATTTGTCCTCAATTTTAACACATTGTGCGCCCATTGGCTTATAAATTGAGGGTTTATGTTTGCCCCAGAAATCTAGAAGGGCTCGTTCAAGCTCTGGCGCTTCCCATTTCCCCCTACACTGATCTACGAGGTATATACCACTATTTCGACTATACGCCCAGCACTGGAAAACTGAAAAGTCATTATGTTCGCCTACTTTTTGAGCTGTGTCACCGTAGATTCTAACTACCGAAATGTCCGCAGGTAAGATGTCATAGTATTTAAAATAAGAGTCTTTGAACATTCCCCCAGCTGCGGGGCTTGGGCACTGCTGATATTGTGAGCTAAATGTATACGGATCCGCCTGACTTAGCTTGTCTATCGAATAAGAATCGAGCTTAAAAGACCACAAGGGGGTATCGACAGGTATAAACTTCGGTAAGTCCTGAATAGCTTGCCCGCTAAAATTCATACTCAGCCCCACCATGCATAGCTAGAAGAATTTTATTTATATTAATTGGAATGCCATGGGTGAAATTCTCCGGGTATTGCGTGTCGATTACGTCTGCTGAGAGCTTCGCAGGCAATGAAAGATGATGCCAGACATCACCGCTACCCCCTGAGAGTAAAAACGCGGTCAGATCGTCCTCATGGAGCCTCTGCATGATGTTTATGAATGGGGTGGTGTCTAAAGCTAATCTTGACCGCATTGTGTTATTAAATCTATTGTTAATAGCTGACCGTTTCACTTGCGAATAGGCATCATCGGGCTTCAGGGGGTCATCATTTATGAATGCCCCTGTAAATCCTGGCTCCATTCTTCCAGCTCTAAAGCCTAGGATTTGACCACCTGAGGGTGCTGTCATCATACCCCCGCCGAGTTCTGTAAACCAACGCTTTTTTCCTTTGGTGTCTTGTCTGACGACCATAGGCCAAAGCTCTTGATATGCTGGGCTTGTCACTGTAGTTTTTATAGAGCTAGAGGACACTTGAGCTAAATCACCCGAATACGATGTGTGAATATACTTAGATCTTGGGTTAATTGCTAAACCTCTAGCTATAAAATTGATTACTGCAAGCTCAGTTTTATTAAAGCCTGGCGCTAGGTTTATAATTAATTTGTGTATTTTACCCGCTAAAACCGCGTCGAGGACGTATTGGATAACATAATGGTGCCAATTTCTCCGAGCCCTACTACCTTCCCGAAGTCTAAAAAAATAGCGCATAAACTGAATGCCATCAGCTTCGAGCATGTATCGTAACATTCGAAGTTGATTAGCTGTCCATGCGAAGCCGTCCTCGGTTTCAAAACTCATCGTTAAAGATCTCTTTGAACTCTTGTATTTCGGCCTCTGATAGGGGTACAAGCGCCGCATTGCTCTGGCTGGTACCTTCGGTTATCTCGACACTCTTTCTCTTCGCATGGACGTACTCAGAGAGGATTTTGCCTGCATTTATCGAATCTCTGACCCCTACGGGTTCAAATTTGAGATCTTGCTTGATCAATTCGATTAGTTCTTGACAGAGGTCTACGGGGTCGTGCTCTTCAAAGTTCTGAACCTGTTCTAACTCTAGGACTTTTTGATACGTTTTAGATAGTGCTCGGGGATCGTGGCCTTGCATGATAGAATTTAAAAACACAAGCGGGTCATCGAGGTTTTTTGACTCGATGGCTATGCGTAAATCTGCTGGCTCTAATCGGGTTGACATTTGACCATTTGCCTTGGGTTATCGTCTCTCACCCTTAATAGAACACAAATTAGGCAAAAAATCAAGCTTTCAACCCCTGATTTCCGTTTTCTATCTAAACTGTATATCTAGTGTACAGTGAAACTTGCCTTTTTGATCGATATGTATACGGATTCGGGCTTAAAAGGGGGTATCGGCTACTTAATGTACAAAAAGGGAGAAAAAAACTTTTGTTTTATACTCAGCTCTTATATGAAATGTGTCATTGTACATATAATATACAATACATTTTATATTTTACACTTTTCAGCTTTGAGGTAGGTGTAGAATAAAAGTTTTTTTCACCCTTATAGTATATATACTGTCCAACAATGCACATAACAGCTCAAAAGTCAAGAAAAAGTTAATATTATTTTCAAAA